TCGTTGGTGTTGACAACGATAAAAAGTTCAAGAAGGGTGACATTCTGATGGCTGCTGGTTATAACGCTCCTGCCCGAAACAAGGCACGGGGAAACATCCTTGACGGTGGATATCCCATCAACTGGACCGGCGCTTGCTATCTCAAGTAAGCGTCATTTTTCCCTTGACAAATCCCCTTGGGTATGAGATAATGTATATAGTGATGATGACAGAGAGGTTGACATGGTTGAGTTAGGAACAAAGATTATCGGTGATTTCGGTGGATATGCTGAACTCTATATTGGTGAGGTTGTTACCATTGAGACTTTTGATGTTGGCCCTCGTGAAAAGGAAGTCAAGGTCAAGTGGGATAATGGTTCCCACATTTGGATGATGGCGAGTGAGATTAACGCCGCTATCGGTAAGTTAAGCCCCATTGGTTATTACACAGAGGAGGCGTATTATGCCCGGTAATAAAAAGACAGAAGCTTTGATGAAAACTTTCACAAAAGAAACGGTTGCCGTCATTCACACTCCAATGAGGGGTGAGAAGGGTGGTCCTCGGACTGTTGCGATGGTTGAGGTGGACAAAACTTTAACTGATCGGATGAAGATGGAAGAGGCTTTCAAGTTGACCAACAACATCAACGATGCGTGGTGGAACAACGAAGAAGTGACGCCAATGTTCCCTGGCGCCACTTGTCGGAGTACCAGTGTCGGTGACATGGTGCTGGTTGGAAACAAAAAGTATGAATTCGTTGGAACTGAAGAACTGGTTTGGAAGGAAGTCTAAGATGGTTGAATATGAAATGGTTTATCCCACAAGTCGCTGGGTTAGTGAAGATTTCATTCGCATGAAGTATAGAGATGCAGTCGCTAACTGTGAAGTTGATTATACTGATTTGACCGGCGTTTATGAGATTATGGATGAATTGATGAATGTTGGCCAGGTTACCTTCACTACAAAGGAAAGAGAAGTCTAATGATACGCCCAACACAAGATCGTGAATTCTATATCAATCTTGATTGTGTACAAGGTAATGCCAATAACCTATTGGCAACTGCCATGAATCTTGCTAGTCAAGTAGGACTTGACAGCGACAAGATTATCGTGGAGATGAAGTCTGGCGACTACACCAACCTTGTCAAGACATTTGATAAGTATTTCGGTAATTATGTGATTTTGGAAACGACAAATGAGGAGTTGTTGAATGCAAGTTAATACTGATTCGGTTACGATACTGACTAAGCAAGTGCTGAAGTCAGAGGTTGAAGTCTTGAAGACAAGGTTGGATACGCCGGGTGCGGGCCCGGGCGATCCCCGATACCTCGGTAATATGGCAGATTTGAGGAATGCTGTTCGTGTGTTGGAAGAGCGGATTAAAGAATTGGAAGGAGCGGGAGAATGACAACATTTAATCCTGATAGGGATAGAGAGCGCAAGGAAAAACTCAATATGCGTAAGCTCAAGACTCTCACAGATGAGTATAAGTTTCTATCAAATAAGTTTAGGGGTAGTATTCCCAAATGTGTTCGTAATAGGTTGAGTCGATTAGAAGATGTTATCAATGTGAAAACTGCAATTTATGAAGAGGCGTTAAAGAATGATTAGAGGAAACCAATATAAATAGTAATATGATTACGATAACACAATCGGCAAGGGATTACATGACCTCTGTTTCAAACGGGGGTCATGTTACACTTGGAGTTAAGTCTGGTGGATGCGCTGGATTTGAGTATATCTGGGGGCTGTCCACAGATGAGGGTATTGCTGATGTGAATTGGTCGAAACCCATAGAGAATGTTTTGATTGTTGACCCACTAGCAGAGATGTACATTATCGGGTCAGAGATAGATTATGTGAACGAATTAGGTGGTAGTTATTTGAAGATAGTAAACCCAATGCAAACATCCAGTTGTGGATGTGGTTCATCCTTTGGAGTATAATCATGTATGAATATAGTTGCAAAATTGTAAGAGTGGTGGATGGTGATACAGTAGATGTTGATATTGACCTTGGGTTTGGTATGTGGATGCACAAGGAACGCATTAGGTTGCATGGCATCGATACGCCAGAAAGCAGAACAAGAGACTTGGTAGAGAAGAAATTTGGTCTTGAAGCGAAGAAGATGGTGGAGACATATATGCCTGTTGGTTCCACTCAAACACTAGTCACAGTGCAAGACAAGGCTGGTAAGTTCGGTAGGATACTGGGTAAGTTCAAAATATATGATGGAAAAGAAGACAGACAGACAACTTTAAATGAATGGATGATTGAGAACCATTACGCTGTGGCATATCACGGTCAATCCAAGGAAGCAGTAGCAGATGAGCATCTTAAAAACTATCAAGAAATCGTTGAGGGCGTCGATATCACTCAAGATGAGCTTGATGTTTATATCAATTCTCACTCTTAATGGTTGTATGGCCATGACTGTCATTAGTGGTGTCATTGGTAGTGTTGATTCTGTGGCAAAGGAAATCAAGATAAATAAACTTGAGAAAAAACTTGATGAGTTAGAAAATAAAGGAACAGAAAATGGAACCAAATTGGACTAAGTTGTGGGACAACACCCAACGAAAGATGTGTACGAGACAAGAGATTTCCAATAAGTTAGCTTCGCTGGAAGAAACTGGTGAAAACTATTATTTTGAATATATATCTAATACCCCTTGGAATGATAACACAGATGAGGCATACATAAAAATTAAGAAGAGGGTTGTTGTAGATTAAAAAGGGTTTTTTGTTATGGATAATATGATAAGAGTTTATGAGAATGTTCTCAGTCAAGATTTTTGCCAAAATCTGATAGATAAATTTGAAGATACAGATAGAAAGACTGTTTGGAATGATTATAGGAAATTTTCAGACACACTTCTTTTAGAGAATCCAAACTATTGGAAGGATGAGATTCCAGTGTGCTTGGATGCATTCAGTCAAATAATTCAAAAATATAAGGATGATCTTCCTTGGCCCAATCAACACAAAAATTTATTTCCAAAGGAATATATTCTTGAGGGTATCAAATTAAAAAGATACCTACCTAATGGTGTAGATGAGTTTCCTTGGCATGTAGATGTTGCAACAAGGGAAACAACCATGAGATTTCTTGCATTCTTCATTTACCTTGACAATAACGATGCTGGTGAAACAGAGTTTATTGAAAGCACCATATCAACAATGTCGGTGAAATGTATTGGTGGTCGAGCAGTGGTGTTCCCACCAATGTTTCCTTGGGTTCATTGTGGTAGAAAGCCTGTGCATAAACCAAAATATTTGTTGCAAAGCTATCTTCATTATACGTTACCAAGTGGGCCCACAAAATCTGAATCAGAAATGTTAACCAGACAAAAAGGACAATAAAAATGGAAGGAAAATATACATTTGTTGCTAGAGAAGATGATGACGTTGTGTCTGTCTGTATAACTGATTGTGGCAAATATCATGGCGTTGTGTACAAATATGGAACAATAAGCATTCCAGAACAAGAAAATCCAGATGGAACCTTGCCATTTCGTTTTGAGTATGATATAGTTGATAATTATAACATACCAAGAGAAGAGTTCAATGATGAGTTTTTTAATCTTATCGGAGATATTTTAGTGGATATTATTGAAAATCAAGATGAGGGCGTGAATGACAACAATTGAACAAACGATTTTAACAAATCTGATATATAATGAACAATACACAAGAAAGGTGTTGCCCTTTATCAAGGGTGACTATTTCTCTGACAGAATAGAACGAACTGTCTTTGAAGAGATACAGAAGTTCGTAGACAAATACAATGACCTACCAAACCATAACGCTCTAGAGGTCGAACTAGACAGCCGTGGTGACTTGAATGAGGATGATTACAAACGGGTTTTATCGGTAGTTAAGGAACTTGAAGCGGATGACAATGCGAACTTTGAGTGGTTAGTGGAGACAACAGAGGATTTTTGTAAGGATAAGGCGGTATACAATGCAATTGTGGATGGGATTAAAATTATTGATGGAAAGGATAAAGCTAGAGGCGTCGATGCTCTACCAAGCATTCTCACAGAAGCCTTGGCTGTTGGTTTTGATAACCGTGTTGGTCATGATTACCTATGCGATGCAGACTCCCGTTTTGAGTTCTACCATAAAGTAGAGGAGAAGATTCCGTTTGATCTGGACTTCTTCAATCGGATAACCAAGGGTGGATTACCACAGAAAACACTGAATATTGCCCTCGCTGGTACTGGTGTGGGTAAGTCGCTGTTTATGTGTCATATGGCAGCAAACTGTCTAAGTCAAGGTAGAAGCGTCCTATACGTCACTCTGGAGATGGCTGAGGAGCGTATCGCTGAACGTATAGATGCAAACCTCATGAATATCTCTATAGACGATTTGCATGAGTTACCCAAGCAGATGTATGATGACAAGATGAAAGCCATCGAACAGAAGACAAATGGTCAACTCATTATCAAGGAGTATCCTACTGCATCAGCACACAGTAACCACTTTCGAGGATTGATCAAGGAACTGGCCATCAAGAGATCATTCAAACCAGATATCATCTTTGTGGATTATCTAAACATATGTGCATCATCACGATTTAAGGCGAATGGAAATGTTAACAGTTACATGTATATCAAGGCAATTGCTGAAGAACTTAGGGGATTGGCAGTTGAAACAAACGTCCCGATTATGTCGGCTACACAGACCACAAGGAGCGGGTACTCCAATAGTGATGTTGGGTTGGAAGATACGTCAGAGAGTTTTGGTCTGCCTGCTACGGCTGACCTCATGTTTGCGCTCATTAGTAATGAGGAACTTGACGAACTAAACCAGATTGCGGTTAAGCAACTCAAGAACAGATACAATGACCCTACCACCAATAAAAGATTTGTTATTGGTATTGAC